GCCCAAAAGTTCCGGCATTCCGGTCCCGGAATACAAGTGGCAGCATGTGGCGACTGGCAAAGGCCCGACTCGCCACCGGATTTTAGTTGGCTGGCCGGGCGGCGAAAAAGTGGCGGCGGGGTTCGTAAATCCATTTGGTTCGTATCAAGCGCCGATTTCGACCCGGCGTTATGCCTATCGAGGGGATATGACAACGATGACCGTTGCGCTGGCTCCTAGTGCCGCCGCGCTACGCAAAGTGCTCTATCAAATTCCAGAAGAGCAGACTACGGAAAGATTTTTAATGACTGAAATCGAAGCGCAGTTGGTTCGCCTCATAGCCGGGAGACCTGCCGCCGATGAGTAATTATCGAGAGCGGGCCGTTGCCGCCTTTGCTGCGCGTCTCCATGCCAGTCGTGAGCCGTATAGTAAGACGATTTTGGATGCGCCTTTTGTGGTCATGGAAGATCAAGACGAACAAATTGAGCGCGCGGATTATGATTACTACCGGGCAGCGGTGACGATTCACGTCGAATCGTATGGCAATCCCGAACCCGGCGAATTGCGCTCAACGGCGATCAATCGCCGCCTCGCGCATTTAGTGGCGCTGGCGATTGGTTCCGATTTAACGATTGGCGGCGTCTGCGAGGACATCGTTTACACCAATGGCGGGCCGATTCTGTTTGATGCGCCGGTCGAGGCGATTGCCTGTTATGCTGATTTCCGCCTGGTCTACCAGTACCCGGAAGGTGATCCGACCTTGCCGACTTCAATTAGCCTGGATGTGATTCTTGTATGATCTATCTCAATGTCTGTCTGCCAACTTCCGGGCAATGCCGGGCCGAACATACCCTGAGCCTGGCCAATTTTGGCATGTATTTCATGCAAACCCCGGTCATGGCTGGGCATGATCAACAGATTGTCTTTCGGCAAATTCAGTCTAGTTGCATTTCGTTCAACCGGGAGAAATTGGTGACCGATTCGTTGGCCGAAGGCGCAACGCATATCCTGTTCGTTGATGAAGATATTGGTTTTGACCCGGATGTGCCGCATGGCTTGTTGCAACGCCAACTCCCATTTGTCGCCGCCAATTATCGCATCCGCTTCGAGGGGATGCCGTTCGCGGCCATTGCGCCCGATGGCTTGAGCCGAATAGCGACCACGGCGGATTCCCCAGACCTGGAAGAATGCGGCGCGTGCGGTTTTGGCATGGCACTCATTGCCCGCGAAGTCTTCGAGGCATTGCCGCAGCCATGGTTTCCGCAGCAATGGACGCCAGAAACGAAAAGCTATACCACTGAAGATACCCCGTTTTATTTAGCGGCGCGTGAGCACGGGTTTATCCCGATGATTGATCATGTCGCTAGTCGCAAACTGATCCATGTCGGTAGTTACCGCTATCGCTGGAATGATTAACCTAACCTGAGGTTTTGCCATGGCTATTTTGACGACCCAAACTGTCGAGTACGAATCTGCTGCTACTGCCGTCGCATTTAGCGCAATGACTGATGCCGGCGCGCATACCGTCTTTACCACCACAAATAAACCATGGTCGCAGGCCAGTGGTTACGAGCCAGTCATTGCTCCGTATGGATTGATGACGGGCGGCACCATCATCCCGGCAGTGGCTGGAACCAATGACCTGGTAGACACGGCGGCGCTCACTGCGATGATGCCCGGCGTGGCGTCGGCTAATGCGACGACCGGCGTAGTCACCGTCAATGCGGCAACCAATCAAACCTGCACGCGAGGTTCAGCCAGCAATGCCTATATTATCAATTCCGTGACTGTTTCGGCGGCAGGAGCGATTGCCGTAGTTGCCGGAACTGCAACCACTGCTTTCTCAGCGACACGAGGCGCTGCTGGCGGCCCGCCTTTTATCCCGGACGGCGCGATTGAAATCGGTCAGGTTCGCTTTACGACCACTGCTGCCGCCGCTGTTGCCAGTAGTGAGATTTACCAAGCCGTGGGTACGCATCAGGAACGCTATGATTATCCGACCTATAGCGCCGACTACCTGAGAGGGACAGTGACCTTTGTCAGCGCCCTACCGCTAATCCATACTGGTAGCATCCCCAAGAAGGTCTATGTTCGTTGTGCGATTCCGGTGTTCGCCGAAATTAGTCATGCTAAAGACTGGGTTCCGGCTGAAACCAGCAATAGTACTAACTCGGAATCTTATTACGACGGCGATTTGGGTTCGGTATCTTCCAGTCTTGGACAGGCCAGTTTTACCGCCGCGCTCAACGATGGTGTGACTGATAATATGCTCGGCAAGGTTGGCCAGAATTTGGTTTTCCGGTTTAAGCCCTCCCGCAATGGCTCTGCTTATCAGTTGACGCAGGGCATACTGGGCATGGCTCGAACCTATGGCGTCAAGGCGTCGGCTATCGGTACGTTTACGGTGTCTCCGCAACAAGCCAGCGTTGACTTTGCATCATGAGCGAGTTGCACCAAACGATGTATTTGCCGTGGGGAAATCCTACGGCACAAGTGCCGATTCCATCCGTATTGCGGACTGCGAATGCGGAATTGCCGGAGTCGTTTACCGTGCGCATGGCGACAGCGGAGGATTTGGCTTTTGTCGCTGAGGCCAATGATCGCCGCGCCAATCTGCAAGCCCTGGTCGAAACTCTGGCGACTTCGGAAACCTCCGAGAAAGCCGAAGTCCTACGTGCGGCGGCGGGGTTGGATGGTCAGCCCACGGCAACCTTTATCCGACAAGTCGAATTTGTGCTGCGCTGTACGGCTGATCCCAAGCTAGACCGTGAGCTGGTATTGTGGCTGAGCCGCACTTTCCCCCTGTTCTTCTCGGCCCTGTTTCAAAAAATTATGGAACTGACGGGAGAAGGGGCACAATTGGGAAAGTAGCGTGGCTCTACGCGCAGAGCGAGGTGCAAGCTGCCTTGGCTCTAGCGGAGTATCGCCAACGATTCCTGTGGGAATTAAGACCTGACTTGTTCCCACAGGGGAAGTTGACGCGCGTAGAGATTGAATTGTGGGAAATGTTTTTTCGAGATCGAAGGAAATCCAATGGCTAGTAGTCAGTCAACTATTGAACTGATTTTTAAAGGGATTGATCAAGCCAGTGGAGTAACCACTGAAGTTGCCGGTGGATTAAATAAAATAACGGCGGCGGTAACTAGTGTTACTGCCCCGTTGGCGGGATTAACCGAAACCTTTCTCAAGTTTGAAGCGGCGGCTTTAGCCATTGGCGTCGCTTTAGTCAAAGTGGCGGTAGACGATGCCGCCAAGTTTCAAAGCTCCTTTAATTTTATCACGACGCTCTTTGAGACGACGGGGGACGCTTCCGAAAAATTCCGCAGCGATATTCTCGATTACGCGCAAACCAGCACGCAATCATTAGCCAGCATTAACACCTCTTTACAAACTGCGATTGGACAAGGAGTTGAATATCAAGCTGCGCTTGGCCTGTTGTCTGAAGCGGAAAAATTGGCGGTTGCTCAAGGGGCCAGCCTGGATGATACTACTAAACTATTAGTCAGTACGCTCAATGCCTATGGGCTTTCGATTGATGACGCAAAAACCCTGTCGGATCAATTTAGCGTTACGATTCGGGATGGCGCGATTAGTGCGGCAGATTTAGCGCATGGTTTGTCGGAAATTACGCCGATTGCGGCGGCGGTGGGCGTCGGAGTGGATCAGGTAGGAGCAGCTTTGGCGGTCTTAACCGCCAATGGGGTTCCTGCCAATCAAGCCATTACCGGCGTTCGCAATATCCTGGAATCCATCATCAATCCCACGGATTCTGCCAGCAAAAAAGCCGATGAATTAGGCGTTGCTTTTAATGCGACGGCTTTGGAGTCTACCGGGCTATCCGGTGTTTTGGATGCGGTTAAGACGGCGACGGGCGGCAACGTCACCAAAATGGCGGAGTTATTCACGACCACGGAGGGGTTACAAGCCGCTTTGCTCTTGACCGCTAATAATGGTGGCAAGCTCAATGACGAATTGGGCAAAATGAAAGACGCATCGGGAACCACCGATGAAGCTTTCAAAAAAATGGCGGAGAACATCGAATTAGGCGGGCAAAAAGTCAGCAATGCGATCACCGTCGCCTTTATCAATTTGGGGACTCCGTTACTCGATGAATTTTCAAATGTCCAATCTTCCCTGGCCTCTATCTTTACGACTATCGGCACGTCCTTTGAATCGGGAGTGCTGAATAAAATCACAACGGCCCTGGAAGGATTGGCCGATGATGTTGCCTCTTATTTAACTATTATCGCTGAAAATCTGCCGGAAGCCTTGGAGGATGCTGATTTATCAGGGTTTACGAATGCGATTGATTTGCTTAGAGACGCTTTGAAAGCGGCCTTTGAAGCGATGGATTTAGATACAGCCGAGGGCTTATCCACTCTTATTACCAATTTAGGCCAAGGCTTTGAATCCCTCACGACATTTAGCCTGGGCGTGGTATCGGCTTTAGGCCCCATCATCGAAAAATTGATCGAGCTGGGAAACTATATTCTCAACCTAGACCCCGCTACCTTGGACTTCGCCGGAACCGTTGGCGGCTGGTCTATCGCGTTGACTGCCGTTTCTCCC